AGAGTGCGGTTATCACACTCGCTAAAATCGTTTCGTAATACATTCTCACGCTCCTTTCTGTTTTTTTGCATAATAAAAGAGCCACTCAATGAGCAGCTCTTGTTTTCATTCTGTTTTCAGTTAGCGCGTAGTTTGGGTCTATTGTTTATTAAATAAGATCAACTTTTTTCCACGAATAACTACCATCAGCATTTAGCACACATAAGTACAATTCATCTCCGTTCGTTCCTTGTGCAATTCTTCTACGTAATCGACCTCTGTGAGTAGCACTCGGTGTCGGCAACACATCAATTGAACCAATAAAGAAACTTCCGTCACCATTTATATATCCAGTCCAATCCGTTAAACCGTTATTCATAACACCTAGACGTTTTTCCCTCGTACCTAATGCCGTTCGTCCGTCATATAATGTGACTTGAGAACCTTTTGGATTGTCAATAAATTTCCCAACACCAATATTAAATTCTGTATATTGTAATGTAGGATCAAGAGGTAAAATGACAGTTCCGTTATTATTTATACCTGTTATAAACTCGCAGTTTGACATGATTGGAACATACGATGTTGAGTCTACATAAATACAGTTTGTATTAAGTGTGTCTGAGTCGTAATCTCTACAACCCATAAAATTAATATGTTTAGAACCGTTAATCAGTTGAGCAAAACTCGATAACGATGTTCCTGTACCGTCTTTATTACCGAACACGCCAATAAAACCTGTGACCGTAACCTCTTTCGTGTTATCAAATGATAAATACGATTTAGTAACATGCTCAGCCGCCCCACCATGAAATGATATTCCGCTTGAATTTTTAAACATATAGCCATGTTCAGGCGAGTTCAAACTATCTGATGTTGTGTTTGTAAACGAACAATAAAGAGCTCGCTCTAAGTAATACCCAGATTTCGTTTGATTTCTCGCCCATGTATTCGTAAAGTTAATAGATGTATTTAACAACCCATCAAAATAAAAACCATACTCACCCTGCCATGTGTGAACATTATCTAAATAAGTAACTAAAACACCATGACCCTTTACACCTACACCGTAAATATGTCCGAATACAATCTCTACATTTTTAATTGTATTGTGACGGGATTGTCCACCTGTTAATCCGTTTAAGTGTATTCCTGCAATTGTGTCAGAGGTTATCGAAGTCATTAAAATAGTGATATCTTCAATATTAACGTTATAAACATCGTTTCTTATTCCTGTTTTTACAATGTTTCCAAACTCTAAGATGTTTGCCCTTTCTTGACCTTGTTCAAATTCATATAAAGATTTTGACCCCTTAATTTTTATAGGTTTATCAATAATAAACGTTTGAGTCATTCTATATTTTACAGGAGGTGTCGGGAAATACAGCGTTCCTCCTGGAGCACAAATACTATAAGCCTCTAGTATTTTTTGTGTTTCGTCTGTACCATCACCCTTAACTCCGTGTTCCATAACATTGACCCAAAACTTTTTCGCCTTTTGTGCCAACTGTGCGGTAACTTCTGCATCTTTATCGTCCATTTTACCTAGTCGATCGTTCAGTGTTGGTTCTGTTCCCCGTGCCATCTCAACTTCCATATTGGCGTTTCCATTAGCCGAAGCATCATCATACGTCTTCTTGATACTGTCGTGTATCGCATCCCTTATATCCGCACCGTATACCGCGCTCTTAATCTGGTTTAATTCATTTTGTATGCTCATTTACTTACCACTCCTTTTCTTATCTACCAACTGCCATAACTCGTCTTCTGTCGGCTGGCTGATGAAATCGCTACTAAAGAAGCGATGCGTTTCTGTCTCGACTAAACTGGTATCGTCACCCGTCAGTCTGACTTCGACAACGATACTCTGGTTGCGTTTATCGACGGTGTACTTCGTTATCTCTTCCTTATTCAGTACAACGTCTTCCTTCACTGTTCTATCTACTGTGATGAGCTTTTCTGTCTGTCGTATCATACTGCTCCACCTTCTAACGTTTCAATTCGGCTAACTAACTCATTAATCGCCAAAACAAGCGTTGTTTTCTCCACCGTGGTTAATAGAGTTGTGTCGCCTGCATCAGTCACGACTTTATCCAGCGCCACTTTATCCGTTGACGCCATCAGCCCGTCTGTGGTTTCTGTAGCCACGCTGTATACTTCCAGCGTGTTCAGCTTTGCTTTATCCGCTGCAGCCATTAATCCATCAGATAATTCTGTAGCAACTTCATAACTTTCCAGACCGTCAAGTTTCGTCTTGTCAATGCTGCTCATTAATCCGTCCGATGTCTGCGTGGCTAACCCGATACTATTAATATCGCCTTCCAGCGTTGTCAATTTTTGGTCAATGTCATTCAATGCCAAGCTGATGCCAGTATCGTCGTTATATTCAAGCGCTGTTTTGAGTTGAGTGACTGACGCCTGCGCGTCATCGAGCGACTGAGAGAGTTTGATGTTTTCTGCGCCTAAACTGGTCACGCGTTCTTCCAGCAGTTGAACGTTCATCATCTGTCTGTTCGCTTGTGCTTGATAATCCGATAGCGTCTTGTATTTCTCGCCTATCTGCAACTTCGATAACTCTGGGTTATAAATGTCAATCGTTTTCCCGATGACCTGTAAAGGTTCAGAAATAGCTAATACTGGGTTTTCAATCGGATACCAGTTATCCACTTCAAACTCTTCAAAGCGTGTGTCGATCAAGCTTAAATTGACTGGTGTGACCTCATAGCTGACCCGCGCCGCCCGCTGGTTCAATAAGAAGTCTTCCCCACGTGTTTTCAGAATGGATGCCGTATTCACATCATCCCACGTTACATTGCCCTCGATAATGCCGAACTCTGCAATCAAAGCGGTGTCGTCCAGATAGTCCACACCACCGTTGACTGATTCAATCGTCAGTCGCGGTTCAGAGACGCTTGTTTCCCCTTCTGGTGCTTCCAGTCGTGAGCCTAAAGGAACAAGCCGAGTAATCACATCCGTCGGGTCGATTTCTTTCTGCATATCCTTTAAGTTGGTACGTAGCTGTATCGGCGTATTCTTGACTTCTCCGACCGTTTCCAGATAGTCGATATAACTGACCCCGTCCGCTTCTCGAAGGCGTATATGCCCGCCTAAGCGGTCTGTCAGCTTATCTTTGATTGCGTCAAAGGTTTTTTCGTAGCCTAAGAACCTGTAAATGTTATCTGTTGACGTCGTGACCGTCACATTGCCTACTTCAAAACGCTTGTACGGCTCAACTTGTTGGTTATGTCGATTAATAATGACTTGTAAGAAGTCTTTAACTGTCATGTTGTTATATTCGCCATGTCGCTGAGTTGAGTCTTGCAAGTAAGCTAATTTCGATTCACATTGAAACTTAATAGAAAACAGCCCGTCAGATGTCATTGTCTGAACAGGCTGTAATACTCTGCCGCTAAATATTTCTTTATTGCGTTTAACGTCTAAGACTTCGATCAATGTTCTTAACGGTCTAAGGTTGTTCCACGCCGGATTGTCTGGGTTAATAGAAAACTCAAAGCTTGAAACGCCTTCGCTCACAAGGTCAAGCTTCCCGCTCGATACCTTGTGACCGTCTGCATATGGCGTGTGAATGACCGTGCCTTGTGTGTCGTCTGCGCCGTCATAAATGGTAATCTGATGCATTAAATCATCTCCTTGCGGAAAGTGAATTTAATCGTACCGTTACCGGTGATGGTCAGCGTGTTCTCTCCGGTTTGCAGGCGTAAACTTCGATTTGTATTCGTGCCTGCCGGGAAGGTGAACAACTGATTGCCGGATTGTATCGCCATCTCACTACTTGCCGTTACTTCAGGAGATACGCTTGGCGTACCCGGATTGATTAACTCAATTGTTTCTGACCCATCAATGTTAAATTCAACCGGCTGCAAGGTGTCTAATTCAAAGTTGAACGAATCCCACAAGATATCGCCTTCCGGTTGTTCAGATATCTTGAATGGATAACAATCAAACTCAACTGTAATATCCAGTTTCATTTCTTCCCAATTATCTGTAGTCGATACACTCACGCATTTGCCCCGGTAATAATAATCAGGTGCGTGTGTATCAGTTAGTATGCCAATTTGTCCACGCATGAGTTTGTTCTCTAGCGTTGTCTGTGAGTATTTCCGTCTGTCATAATCACGCATCGGCACAACGAATGTATACGTCAGCGGTCTGTTTTCGAATAATCGTTCCCCTAGAATGGCAGAGAAGTCATACGACCCATGCGCAAATGGCACAGATTCCTTCTTCTCTTTTTCGTCTGGTGTGGGGGCAGAGCGTCCAGTCAAGCGCATCCCGTATTCCCGTGTATCGAACCCATTAAAAACGATGCCTTCCTTTAGCATTATCTGCCCCACCTTTCTATGATCTGTGTTTTGTTGCCGCCGGCTTTGTCATACTTCGAGTAGGTCGCTCCCACGAGTTCCCCGGAATCAAGCATGATGACCTGCTGACGGTTCAAGAGTTGCTCCATCATGTTCCCTTGACTGCTGTTTTCTCGGTTCAGTTCATGCGACACTTTGGTGTTTAGTCCAACGTTTGAATCCATATCAAGCATCCCACGCATCGCTTTATTGACTTCCCCTTCGCCACTGCGGATACCTTTGGCGATTTGTTCGCCGATACCGTTATGCTCAATGCCAGCCATTGGAGACGATTTATCTTTCGGCGGACTGAACGGTAACAAATCACGCGCTTTCCCTAATACGCCAGAAACTGAATCCTTGACTTTTGAGAGCGAACCTGTGATGCCACTCGCGATATTCCCGATGATTTTACTGCCGGCTGATTTGAATTTGCTAAAGAAACCAGTGACCGCATTGTACGCGCGCTGTATGCCGTTTTTAACGCTCGATACGACATTGTTAAGTGAGTTAGACACAACAGACTTCAAGGTGTTAAAAATGCGAGAGAAGATGTTTTTGATAATGTTTAGTCCGTTAACAAAATTATTCTTCATGCGCAAGATTAAATTAATGGCAACGCTCACCATGCTTGAAATTGTATTCGTGACAAACGAACGTATAGCGCCAAATATATTAGTCGCTGTGCTACGTATCGAATTGAAGATGTTTTTCGCGCCTTGCCAGAGTGATTGAAAAATATTCACCGCCCCTTGCCATAAGGACGTTGCTATATTAATCACGCCATTTTTCATATTCTGGACGATGTTTCTGACCCCGGTATCAAAGGAAGTAAAAATATTCACTGCTCCCTGCCATAACGAGGCAAAGATATTAATCACACCGTTTTTAAATCCCTGTGCGATTCCTCTGACTTTTGAATCAAATGCCCAAAACTTTTCAACGACCCAATTAATGAAATTACCTACCGCGCCGATGACTGCGGCAGCGATATTCTGGAATGTCGTTTGTAGCCAATTGTGAAGTTGTGAGGCTTTTTCCTTGACCGTATCCCAGTTTTTCCAAAGCGCTACACCAATAGCGATTAATGCACCAATGGCTGCGGCTGCTGCGACGACTGGCCAACTGATTGCGGCAATAGCCGGCACTAATACAGTTGCGGCTGCTTTCAAACCAATAAGGATGGTCGACGCGGATTTGAATACTGCGATAATACTTACCATGATTTTCCAACCGGCTAACGCCACTGTTATGGCTTTAAACGCCACGACTGCCCCTAAAATACCCACGACCAATGGTGACCATTTATCTAGGAATTCAGAAACATCGTCAATGACTTTTCTTAAATCAATGTTCAAAATAGCTTGCGCCACGTTTCCTGCGGCGGTCTGTATACGCGCCCACATAGCCGATTCACCGACACTTCTCATGCCGTCCAAGATGTCTTTGAATACCTGTATTGCGGATTGAACCAATGTTGAATTAACGAACGTATCAAACGCATTGCGCGCATTGTCGAATATTTCGCCCGCTTTTGTGAAGGCTTGTTCGACTTTCTCTTGTATCAACGGCATGTATTCCACAAACTTATCAGCTAGATTTTGAACGACTGGTGCGAGTTTCTCGCCAATATCGATCATAAGCGTGGATAGGTTCGCTTTGATTTTCTCAAATGAGCGGCCTAATCCTTGTTCCATCGTGTCAAACGCTTCGTCTGTCGCGCCTGCACTTCCGCTCATTTCATTCAGATTCTCGGAGAAGGACTCTGTGCCTTTGCCTGTTAAAGCAAGAACAGCATTTCCGGCTTCCACGCTACCAAACAGATCGTTAACCCCTACGCCGGTATCTTGTGCATATCCTTCCATTAGCTGCAACGCTTCTTGTACATTGCCGCCTTCACTCGTAAACTTCTTGAATGACTTCCCTGATATTTCTTTGAACGTGTCTGACGCTGCGCCACCTTCTTTAGACAACTCCACAAATGCTTGTCTTAATTGCGTTGTAGCCACTGAGGTTGGTGTGCCTGCAGCCGTCATGGTTGCTAGTGCTGCGGTGACATCGCCAAATTCAACGCCTAAACTGGATGCTGTAGGGATGACTTGGAATAGACTGCTACTCAATTCTTCAAAGTTTGTCTTCCCTTTTTTAACAGCTGTAAACATCAAGTCGGATGCTTCGCCTGCACCGATGACATCATCGCCGTATGCGTTAACGACAGATGATATACCATCAACTGCGGTGTTTAGATCAGTCACGCCACCGACAGCCGCTTTCTGTGCCGTTTCTAGGAAGTTGAACACATTATCCTTCGGAACACCGGCTGAAATCGCGCTATACAAAGCGGGTACGGCTTCATCCGGTAATACGCCAAACTCTTTGGCAAAGTCTTTCACTTGCCCTGTCATTTCGCCCATGGCATCGCCGGACATTCCCGGTAATAGCGTAAAGACTTCGTTCATCTGTCCTTCAAAGGCGGTGAAATCTTTGATACCTTTGACTGCCATACCGCCGATAGCTGCACCGGCTGCGGCTGACCCAACGGCTGCCACCTTAGCGATTTTACCCATTGCACCGCCGAACGTTTTCTTCAACCCGCTCATGCGACTATCTGCATCGTTCAGACCTTTCATGGCGTCTTTAACATCTGCGGATAGCTTGATACTGAGATTTGCTACTTCACTCATTTATGACCTCCTTTCTTACCACCAAAGACCGTGACCATCTTGTCGAGTTGAGCGTCAAATTGCTCGTCCGTCAAGACTTTACGTTCTCGTGGCATGAAGTCCTCTGCTTTCCATACTTTCGATTTCTTGCTGCGCATCGGTACGAAATTGGCAATCGTGGATTGAAGTTCTGCCGTCAGTCTTCGCTGTAACTTGAATTCATCCTGCAGCTGTTCCGTTCGTGCCTGCACATATGTAATGAATTCGCGTTTCTCCATCTTCCAAAACTCGTCCGGCTTCAATCCTAATTTGTACGCCGTTTTTTCCCATTCATGCGCGATTAATAAAAAGGAGCGAGGCACAGAGTCCTCGCTTAGTCGTTTCCCTCGTCATCTTCTTCATCCGTTGGTAGATACGTGTTGATGGATTTCGAATAGATGTCGATTAAGTTATTAAATAATTCTTTACGGTTGCCGCCTTGCTCAGAAAAGTCCGAATAGATACGGATAGCGCGTTGCTGTGTGATGCCTTTGTCTTTCCAGTACAAGCCGGCACGTAACAGGTTAACGATGGTCGTCATACCGAATGTGCTTTCATCAGCAATCCCGGCCACGCCTTTCCCTGTCCATTCTTCTAATTTCATCAATGATTCAATCGTGAATCGTGCCTGATATGTCTTTTCTCCTACTTCAAAACCGTATACGTTCATGTACGCTCGCTCCTTTTAATTAGTTAGTATTTATTACGGTGTTACAGGTACATTGCCGATTGTGACTTTGCCAGACACTTTGATTGATGCGCTGAATGATTCCTTGTCTTCAAACGGCAGGTCTACTGCGAATGATGTGAAGAACCCGTTGAACTCAGCTGTCTTGCCGCTTGCTGTGGTAATCACGAATGGAATGACTTCCCCTGCGTCGATTAATGCCTTGATGCCTTCGTCACCTGTGAAGTTGCCCTCGATATCGATTGAACCGCCGTCAATCATGCCCGGTACGAATTCACGGTAGTTGTCTGCTGAATCGTGTGAGGATACGTCAATCTCGTCTGTTGAAATATCCGGAAATCCTAAACTCGTTAAGTTAGCGATCTTTGTTAGTACACCTGCGATTGTTGCCTCTAGTGTTGCTCCCTTTGCCCATTTACCCATTTAATAAATCTCTCCTTTTTCATTCGTAGTGTTGAACGATAAAATCCAGCCCGACAGAAAAGCGATTCACGCCATCGTCAAAGCCGTCTATTTCGTTCTCTGTGCGTATATTCGATATGGTGTTGCTCTGATATTCATCTAACGCGTAAAGCTTCTCTGCGAGCTGTTTCGCCTGCTGATAGCCACTAGCGTAAATGTTCGCTTGAATACGTGATTCATTACCCGCATCTCTGCCTTCGTGCGTATATCGACGCGGTGCGCTGATTTTAGCAATGGCGATATGTGGTAATGATGTACCCTGCGGGATCACGCCGAATGCGACTTGCGACTGGTGCAGCTCACTCTTTGCCAAAATCTGATTTCTTACTTCGACTTCCACTAACATTTAACGCTTCACCGCCTTTTTGATTGCATCGGCAACGTCTTTTTTTACTTTTTCTTTGTTCTCGTCATAGCCGTTACGCATATAGCCTGGCGTACGTGACACGCGTTCGACTTTCGCCGCATACTCGACGTTTGTCCCGATAATCGCCTGCATATCTCCGGCTGACAGTTTGCTGTCGCTCGCTTTGGATTCGCCAACGGTCTTATACCCTCTCGGCTGGCTACCGTCCACAGCGTAGGTCTGCGAGGCTCTTAACCGTCCTGTGACAACTGACCCTTCAAGGTTTCTGACCACAGCACCATGTATACGTATCGCCCCGGTCGTTAACCCTTTGACGGCTGCATCTTCGATGTCTTTGTTTATGTCGTCGATAAAACTTGTGAGCTTGATGTTAAACGCCATCGCGAATCAGCTCCATATCCACCTGTATCAGCCGGTCAAAGTTCAGCACGTTGTTAATGTTGATGATGTCGAACGATTCCCCGCGGTAGACGATACGATCTGAATAGCTTAATATCGTTGGCTTGCAGTACATCCGATGTGTCGAGACGTGCGTGGTGCTTTGCCCTGCATATCGTTCATCGCCGCTTAACTGTCTAATGCGCCCTTGAATGGTTTCGTTATACTGATAACTCGTACCGGTCGGACTGCCCCAATCGTCATACCCTTCTACCTGCACATGAATATCAATCGGCTCGAAGTATTCTTCTAAGTTTCCAATCATTCGCTCACCTCGGCATTTCTAGATAGACATTGCGATAACTGGCTAACTGCTTAGAGAACGCCGATTCCCAACTTGCCACGCCGTCATTACTGGAATAGCTAGCTGAGTAATCGCCTAAGCCCTCACTGGTTAACCGGCTAGGGTTCTTCTTATTGAACAAGTCAATCGCATCGGCTAAGTCAATCACGCCCTGTGGAATAGCTAACGGATACACCATGAACGCCTTGCTTGTATCTGCTAACGCTTCTACCGTCAGACCGTCGCTGATAGCCGTTATTTTATGCACACCAGACAACGTTGGATGGTTATGCAGGTAAACATACTGACCGACTTCAAAATCGGCTGTATCGCACTGTATGACGTTCTGCTGTACACCTGACGCCTCAACAGGGTTACCTGTGAAGTAATAGTTATTGATTTCTCTCAAAACGGGTTCGATCATGTCGTACCTCCTTCAAATAAAAAAGGGAGGACTATGCCTCCCCCAATTTATCGAGTAGTTGCTGTTTGGTGTCGCGCTCGTGGTAATCCACATTGAGCGCGTCCAATTTAGCTTTTAATTCTTTCTTGGTGTAATCGTCTTTATCCAACTCTTCCGCCTCTTCAAAGACCTCAAACACGTCGGATTGACGGTACAGGCTCTCGGTGCTATCCTGCAACGTCTCAGCGATTACGCCAGTTTTAATGTGTCTGAATTTCATCTAATCAGTCCTTAAATAGGTGCGACAGGTGCGACGTTTAGGTGTGTGTAAATAGCATTTGCTTTGTTAGCCAATACGAATGCGTCAAAGTACACGCGACCTTCAACCAATGAGCCTGAGATACCCGGTGCATCTTCATGCACTTTGTATTCAGCCAGTTTGATTGGTGCTGGTGTAGCGACTGGATGTGCCACCATGAAGCCGAAGTTTGCAGTGCCGAAACGTGTAGCCGGTACGCGGATAACTTCCATGCCGTCAACCAATGCAATGACACCACGGTTACGTGCTTCTTGTCCGATTTCAGTGTCTAAGACAACTTCATTTGATTTCTTCAACAGTGAGTAAACAGCCGGAGTGACCACTAAGCGTCTACCGTCTTGTGGGATCTCAGCATCATCAAGCGCTGCCGTGGCTGTCAGGATGTTGTCGTAGATGTTAGCATCAGACAAGACCTCTGATTTCGTATTCCCGGCACTTGCTGCCATCTTGTCGAAACGGTACTTATCAATCATAGGTACGACTTGTTCACGGATTTGGCGTTGTAATGCGTCAGCAGCTTGTAAAGCGCCTTTACTCTCGTCAGAATCCATTTTGTCGATAGCGAACGTGAATGACTTGTCTTGTGTCATTAACAGTTCTTGGGTAGTTGCGTTCAGGTCTTGAACTGCACCATAACGGCTTGTGCCTGTACGTGAGTAGTCGTTCATTGTTGCCGTGGATACGTTGTAAACTTTAACCGACTTGCCGCCTTCGAAGTCATATGCTTGGTTGACTAATGCGTTGGACTTCGCCACCTCTTTGAATTTCTCATCTACTAAGTTCTGTAAGTCATATTTGACTGCGTAATCAATTGCCATTTATAAATCTCTCCTTTTGTGGTTATCCATTGAACACTTGCTCAAATGGATTTAGTTTAGTTGGATTCTTCTTTTGTTCGTCTTTGTTCGTGCTGTCTTCCGTTGTACCGATGAACAAGCCAGAGCGTTCTTCTTTAATCTTGTTGACTAATGAATCCGCGTCTTTGATTTGTCCATCGTTCAGCTCCACATCAGCGATGTATTTTTCAAGCAGGAGATCCACACTGTCTTTGTGTGCGTTGTTTGTCATTAACAATTTCTCTAGCTCTGATTTCTTCGTGATGTTTGATACTTTGGCTTGGTACTCTTCTTCCTTAGCAGCCGCCTCAGACTTTACTGTCTCTAGCTGTGCTTTCCATTCGTCAATGTTCCCCACGTCACTAGACAACTTCTCAATGGTTGAGTTCTTTTCTTCGAGTTGACCCTTAGCAAGTTTCAGCTCTTCGTTTAGCTCGTTGAACTTATCCTTACCGATTGCATTCTTAGGGAATACATCCTTCTTAAACGTCTCAACTGCCTCTTCGAGTTTGTCCTCTGATACGTACTGCTTTAGATATTCTGTTAACCATTCCATTACGTTATCCTCCTTGACGTTTATAGAGTGTCACTCTAATTGGATTTGAGTAGTTTATTGACTTGCTCGGGTCAAGTTTGGTGCATAAAAATAGCCGATACTCAGTGAGCGTCGGCTTGGTTTATTTATTTAGTTA